TCGGACTACACTTCTACCCAATTTGGGAAGCTGCTTCACTTGATGAATGGCTGTACAACGGGGGTCCATTCCAACTCACAGTTTTCCACTTCCTCATTGGCATCTATGCTTACATGGGACGAGAGTGGGAACTTAGCTATCGACTAGGGATGCGTCCCTGGATCTTCGTTGCCTACTCCGCTCCTGTCGCTGCAGCCACTGCAGTGTTCCTCGTCTACCCCTTCGGTCAAGGATCTTTCTCTGATGCAATGCCACTCGGTATCTCCGGCACGTTTAATTACATGCTGGTCTTCCAAGCTGAACACAACATTCTCATGCACCCGTTCCATATGTTGGGAGTTGCTGGTGTATTTGGGGGTAGCTTGTTTAGTGCTATGCACGGTAGCCTTGTCACGTCTTCTCTTGTTAGGGAGACGACTGAGGACATGTCTCAAAACTATGGCTATAAGTTTGGACAAGAAGAAGAAACGTATAACATCGTAGCCGCTCATGGGTACTTCGGACGACTCATCTTCCAATACGCGAGTTTTAACAACAGCAGAAGTCTACACTTTTTTCTGGCTGCTTGGCCTGTTGTTGGTATTTGGTTCGCTGCCCTTGGTGTTAGCACGATGGCTTTTAATCTTAACGGCTTTAATTTTAACCAGTCCCTTCTTGATAGTCAGGGACGTGTTGTTCGTACTTGGGCAGACATTCTTAACCAAGCCAACCTTGGATTCGAAGTCATGCACGAACGAAACGCACACAACTTCCCTCTGGACCTTGCTTCTGTTGAGGCAACTCCGGTGGCTCTATCCGCACCAACCGTAGGTTAATTATGTCTGACAAAAACAAAAAGCGCAGCGATGCTGCTATCAATTTTCTCCGAGGATTTATTGGAAGACCAGAAAATCAAGCTCCAGCAGCAAAGGTGGTCCGCCGTACCCTAGCCACGGAGGACGCAATCAAAAAACTGCGTGGTGGTAAATAGTTAAAACGCCGTCCGTTCATCCCTCACAAAGGGACGCATGAAGTTTGATCATGGAACGGGGGTCAAACACTTGGAGATTATCATGGCTGTTCAAGTCACCTACAAGTATCGCGGCGTTTCTTACACTAAAACGGTAGTCCGTTAAAGCGGCATTGGGAGGTGCAAACCCTCCCTTACCTATTGGCGTTGGCCCTTACGAGGACACCCTTCGCCGTCTAGACGGTGGGATAGACCACAATAAAACTAAATAACTCTGAACGTTCAGAGAGTCTGATAAACAACTCTCTTTAAAACAATGCCTTTTCAATCTTCGGTGAACCCCGCTCAGCTTACTCAGCTGGGTCAGGCTAACCTGGCGGGTGATACCCGCGCACTGTATCTCAAGCTTTTCAGCGGTGAGATGTTCAAGGGCTTCCAGCACAACACCATCGCCCGCGATTTGGTGATGAAGCGGACCCTTAAGAATGGTAAGTCCCTCCAGTTCATCTACACTGGTCGGACCAAGAGTGAGTTCCATACTCCTGGTAACAGCATCCTGGGTGATACCAACAACGCACCACCGGTGGCTGAGAAGACGATTACCGTTGATGATCTGCTGATCAGCTCGGCATTCGTTTATGACCTGGATGAGGTTCTTTCTCACTACGATCTGCGCTCGGAAATCAGCCGCAAGATCGGTTATGCTCTTGCTGAGAAGTATGACCGTTACATCTTCCGTGCTATTACCCGTGGTGCACGTCACGCTTCCCCGATCACCGCTGCTGGCTATGTTGAGCCCGGTGGTACCCAGATCCAAGTCGGTACTGGTGCTGGTTCTGAAGCTGATGCTTATAACGCAACTCACCTGGTTAATGCTTTCTATGATGCTGCCGCCGCTATGGATGAGAAGGGTGTCTCTAGCGACGGTCGTGTTGCCGTCCTGAACCCCCGTCAGTACTATGAACTGATTCAAGGTGTGGGTGGTACCGGTTCCGGTGCTTATCTGATTAACCGTGATGTCCAAGGCACTGCACTGCAACGCGGTGAGGGTGTTGTGGAGATTGCTGGTATCAAGATCTACAAGTCGATGAACATTCCGTTCTTCGGTTCGTATGGCGTCAACTACGGTGGTGCTATTGCTAATCCTGGTAACACTGGCTCCTTCGTTGGCACCGCTCTGGAAGATGCTGATGACGCTCAAGGTGGTATCAACAACGACTACGGTACTGCTGCTGAAGTGGGCGCTACCTCCTGTGGTCTGATCTTCCAGCGCGAAGCTGCTGGTTGTGTGGAAGCTATTGCTCCTCAGGTCCAGGTCACCAGCGGCGACGTTTCCGTGATCTATCAGGGTGACGTGATCCTGGGTCGTCTCGCCATGGGCGCTGACTACCTGAATCCCGCTGCTGCTGTGGAACTGTATGCTACCAACGTGGCACCTACCACTGCATTCTGATTCATCTTTTTTTTTTAATTCCTTATTGAGAATTAGTCTTATTATCAATTATGCCTTTCCCTACTACTGGCTCCAACACTGAGCTACAAGCTGTTAATCAGATCCTGGCGTCAGTTGGTCAGGCTCCTGTTACTACGTTGACAACTGAGGAAACTCTTGTAATTAACGAAGTCAGTCGTTTCACTGGACGTATTGACAACCTAGCTAGCCCCGCTGCTGCTGGCACTACCCTTACTACTGAGACTGCTAACATCCCTGTTGGCACGTACATTGGTGGTACTGGTGTGGCAAGCGGCACGTCTATTGCTACCGCTGGTGTCGAACAAGCTACGACTCCTGTGACCTACCGCTACACTGTGAACATCTCACAGTTGGTGGCAGGACGTGCAATGACTCAATCTATCG